CAGGGGAGAGTGAATTCTCTGGTTAACCTAGAGACACTTAAAGATCAAGTTTCTGAAGCTAAGAACAGGACACAATAACATGAAAGATAAAATGAAAGTTAAATATAATGAAGGCTCAATGCTTACTGCACCTGAAATGGAATTAGAAGATACTTACGATAATATTCCTGAAGATGAAGTAGAAGTAGCAGAAGCTTCACAACTACCTGACGATGAAATGGTAGACACTTTTCAAGACTTCGTATTAGGCGAAGCTCTTACAGAAGAAGAACAAGACATGCTTTCAGAAGCTTTAGAAAGCAATGCAGAATTAGCGATGGTCTTTGATAAAGTCTTAGACGTTGCAGCAGAATTCTCTGGTGAAGGTTCCGTAGAAGGGATTGGTACTGGAGTATCAGATTCGATACCAGCTAGGTTATCGGACGGTGAATTTGTTTTCACCAAAAAGGCTGTTGATTCAATTGGCGCTGAAAACCTCCAACTTATGATGGATGAGGCAGAGCAAGCTTTTGATGAAGGCGGTCGAGTACCTAAAGCATTTGGCGGTTTAACTAACGACCCACTAGAAGATGAAAAAATCAATGGTATGTCTAGTGTTAATGGAACAAACACTGAGATTAAAAAAACAATGCTCTCAGCTAATAGAATGCCAAGTGTATATAACCGATAAGGCTACCTAGATTTCTAGCCCCTTATTATTTTTAACCCAGAGGCCACCTTTTTAATTCGAGACCCTGTCATGTTTAGCTAACTAACAGCCACCTTGAAAGACGAAAAGCCCCAAAGGAGTGTGATAACAATGTCTAACGAACACGAAGTAGAAGAAGTTGCGAACCCATATAACGCTAAAAAATCTTGGCATACGCCAGATCAAGGCACTATGGACACAGCAGATGGTGTATTCTTTGAACGACCAGCAGCTCAGGCTACCCCCGAAGAGGCCCCTGAAGAAGCTCCTGCGAAGAAGCAAAGAACCAATTATAAAAAACGATATGACGACTTAAAGAAACATTATGATGATAAGGTGTCTGGATTTAAACAACGAGAATTAGAACTGCAAGCTGCGGCTGAGAGCACTGCTCCACAAGCCCAGTTAAAAAGCGCAGAAGATTTAGAGGCGTTTAAAAACCAATACCCTGACCTATATGATACAGTAGAGACTGTGGCTCACATGAAAACTGAGACACACACTAAAGCACTTGAGGCTAAGTTAGCGACTCTCCAAGAGCGTGAAAACGGCATAGCACGAAAAGAAGCTGAAGAAACTCTACGGGATAGACACCCTGACTTCGAAGATATTAGAGGTGATGATTCTTTTCATAGCTGGGCTAAAGAACAACCTGAAGCAATTCAAGGTTGGATTTATGATAACCCAGATAATGTACAACTAGCAGTCAAAGCTATTGATCTTTATAAGATGGACACTGGAATAGCTACTAAGGGTAAACGTAAGGCGAGAGTATCACAACCTACCGGATCAGCAGCGGACATGGTATCTACTAGAACAACTAGCATAGATGCTAATGAACCTAAGATCTGGACTCAGCGGGAAATTAACTCTCTCAGTATGGCCCAATATGACAAGTACGAACAAGAAATTGATCAAGCTGTCATGGAAGGACGAGTGCGTTAATTCCAAACTTTTCTTTTTTTTTGGAGTAATTTAACATGACTCAATTTTTCGAAAACGGCTCTAATGCCGCAACAAGTAACTTTAACTCAGCAACTGCTGGTCAGACTGGCTCGTTCTTCTTACCAAGCGTTTACAGCAAAAAGGTTCTTAACTTTTTCCGTAAATCATCTGTTGCTGAAGCAATTACAAACACTGACTATGAAGGTGAAATTTCTAGCTTCGGCGATTCTGTAAAGATCGTTAAAGAGCCAGTAATCTCGGTTAACCCTTATACTCGTGCCGCTGACCCAACACAAACTTTCTTGTCTGATCAAGAAGAATCATTAGTAGTTGATTCTGCTAACGCTTTCAAATTTGTTGTTGATGATATTGAAGGTAAGATGTCTCACGTTAACTGGAAAGAGGCTGCTGCTTCTTCTGCCGCTTACGCCTTGAAAGATGCGTATGACATTGCTATCTTAGCTAAAATGTTTGCTGGTGTTTCTGGTGCAGGTACTAACTCACACGGCGGTTCTTTTGACCACTTAGTTGGTTCTGACAGTGTTACAGATATTGCAGATCCATCTACTGCCGTAGGTAACTTAGACCTTGGTTTTACTACTGGTGAACTCGATCCTTTAGATCTTATGGCTCGTATGGCTCGTCTTCTTGACGAACAGAACGTTCCAGAAGAAGGTCGTTTCTTCGTAGCTCCTCCTTCGTTCTACGAAGTGTTAAGTCAGTCTGGCTCTAAGTTATTGTCTGTAGACTATAATGCTGGTCAAGGCTCAATCCGTAACGGTTTGGTAAGCTCTGGTAAGCTTCGTGGCTTTGAAATGTATAAGTCTAATAACATTGCCGCACCTACTTCTGCTGCTGGTAAATGCTTAGCTGGTCACGTTTCAGCTACTGCGACTGCTCAAACTATTGTGAACACTGAAGTACTACGTGATCAAAATAGCTTTGGCGACATCTGTCGTGGTTTGCATGTATTTGGTGCTAAAGTTATCCGTCCAGAAGCATTAGTATCTGCTCACTACGGTATCGACTAATCACTAGATAGTCTATAAGTGCGAGGGGTGTAAAAGCCCCTCAATCTTTTAAAGAGGTATAGTATGGCATATGTAAACACAGAAAAGAAATGTTTAACTTTAAAAAGTAGATCACAACAAAATTCAAGAGTCCGAGAAGCTACCATAAGCAAACAGCAATTTGCAGAAAACTGGGATTCAATATTTAAAAAGAAAGAAGATAAAAAAACCACTGGGGAAAAGTAAATGGCAACAGCATATTTAGATTTGACTAATGAACTTCTTCGTGAGTTAAATGAAGTGCCTTTATCATCTGGTGACTTTGGACAAGCCTTGGGTATTCAAGCATACGTTAAAGACTGTGTAAACCGAGCTTACTTTGATATTATCAACGAAGAACCTCAATGGCCCTTTTTATCTGCTGCTGAATCAGGTGGCGTTAATGATCCCTTAATGGGAAATGTAGTTGTACCTACAGTGACTGGACAGAGATTTTACGAGTTAAAAGCTGGCGGTTCACACACACAAGATTATAGTTCTGTAGACTGGGATACATTCTACATAACTTCAGTAGGCGTAGCAGGAGCTACTCCACCACACGTAGCAAATAACTTACGCTACACCACCACCGAAGAGTGGAAAGATTATTTACGTCTTCAAGAAAACTTAGACGATTCAGATACACAAAGCTATGGCACACCTACACGCATCATCAGAAGTCCAGACGGGCGTAAGTTCGGATTAAGTCCAATCCCTGATAAAGAATATCGTGTATGGTTTAGTGCTTGGACACTGCCTGTAAGACTTGCAGCAGCCGCAGACGTAGTTGTTTTTCCTGACATGTATACGTCTGTATTGTTAGCAAAAGCTCGTTACTATATATGGCAGTTTAAAGACAACCCACAGTCAGCCGCATTCGCACTTGATGATTATAAGAAAGGTTTAAAGTCTATGCGTTCTAACTTAGTAGAGCCGACTCCGACTTACTTTAAAGACGACAGAGTGAGATTCGTTTAATGGCCGCTTCACAACCTTTTGGATTTGTATGTCAAGGAGGCTTGGATACAAACACCAACCAACTTGCAGTCCTGTCTAATCCGGGAGTGGCTACTGAGCTTCTTAATTTCGAAGTGGACTCAGACTCAGGCTACCGTAGAATTAACGGCTACACGCCTTACGGCACAACTAGACCTAACGGAGCTAATGATGTTAAAGGCATGATGGCTTATGCGGGCGGACTTCTTGTGTGTTCTGGCAATGCTATTATGTTTACAATTGACGGCATAACTTGGGTTAATGTAGCTAGAGCCGGAACAGCTAATACAGCTCACACGTATGCTGAGTATTTCGTAACTGGTGGTGGTAAAACTCTTGTAGATAGAACAGGTCAACTACAAACTAGCTTTGTATATGAGGAAGCTGTAGGGGATCAAGGAGCTGTTATTATAGCTGACGGAACACACAAGCTTTTCTATTTAAAAATTGAAGGCTCAGGCGCTTTAAACACAAGAACATATCAAGGCCATGAAGTCACAGTAGAAGGGGCCGTTACACCGTCTGTCGGCACTCTACACGAAACACGTCTAGTTGTATCTTCTGGGAATACAGTTTATTATAGTGATGCTTTAGATCCTAAAACGTTCACTTCGGGAGCTGCTATTCAACTAGGAGATAACGTTGTAGGCTTAAAAAGTTTCCGTAATGACGTTATTATCTTCTGCTCAAACAGTATTCATAAACATGTAAACATGGGTGCTGGTGCAAGTGAAGGCGAAGCTATTGTTCCTATCACACAAAACGTAGGTTGTAGTTCAGCGGCTAGTATCCAAGAGATCGGTGGTGACTTAGTATTTTTAAGCCCTGACGGTATTCGAACGGTTGCAGGCACAGCTCGAATCGGTGACGTTGAGTTAGGCTCTGTGAGCAGACAGATACAACCGCTCTTTTCAAAGCTAACAAGATCTGTAAGCTCTTATGTTATTACAAGTGCAGTTATACGTAATAAAAATCAATATCGTTTTTTCTATTCTACATCTTCTCAAAGTATATCAAGCTCTATGGGCGTTATTGGAACACTAACTAAAGAAGGTTTCCAGTGGTCAGAAACTCAAGGCATTCAAGCTCACGCTTTTGATTCTAGCTTTGATACAGACGGCGAAGAGAAATACTACCATGCAGACAAAGATGGTTACATTTATATACACGATGAAGGTAAAAGCTTTTATTCTTTAGGTGTCGCTACTGATATTGAATCTCGATACGTTACTCCATTTTACGATTTTGGAGATGTTGGCAGCAGAAAAACTTTACATTATGTTAAAGTTTCTGTAAGCCCTGAAGACTCTGTAGCACCAACACTACAAGTTAAGTACGATTATAATTCTATAGATAGTCCACAGCCACCCCCATACCCTTTAACTACAATTCCAGTACCTTCTATATTTGGTACAGCCGTATTCCTGACAGCTTCTTTTGGCGGCATCGGTGATCCCATGGTTAGACAAGCAGTACAGGGCAGCGGACACACAGCAAATTTCACCATCACAAACACCGACCAAAAAGGTTCTTACCGATTAAATGGTCTATTCATAGATTACGTGCCAGCAGGCAGGAGATAAAGAACAATGACAGGTTATACTAGAACAAAGACTTTTACAAATGGTGATACAATCAACGCAGTCGATTTCATGACTGAGTTTGATAACCTTACTACTGCCTTCGGTAATACTGGTCACGATCACTCTGGAGGCTCAACAGGCCCGCTGATCGGAACTATAAGCTCAGCAAATACGTTCACTAAGATTACAACTGCTGAAGCTACTGACCAATTAAACTTCTATACAAATGTAAGCGGTGCAGCAGCACTTCAGCTTTCGTTTAAAGATGGTGTCATTGAACCGAATGCGGATAGCGATGTAGATATTGGTACAACTGCTAAGCGCTTTAAAGACTTGTATATCGATAGTGCTACGGTAACAGGTACACTGTCTGCTACTAATGCGACTATTGCTGGCACAGCTTCTTTTGAAGACACGATAACTATTACTGCTAGCACAGCGCAAGCGGCAGCACAACCACGGTTCATTCTCCGCAGC